TTAAATTTTGTTTTGTATTCTTTTTACATTACCTTTGCAAGTGCAACAACTGGCTCCCATAGTTCAATGGATAGAACGTAGGTTTCCTAAACCTTTGATCCGGGTTCGATTCCCGGTGGGAGTACAATACCAATATAACAAGAGAAACAATCAACAACAAAAAGCCCATAAATAAAGGGTTTGCGGAAGTTGGTTGTTTCTCTTTTTTTCTTTTTTAACCCTATGTTTTATCAATTTGTTACACCTATGTTACACCTGAATGAAAATAAATTTGTATATTTGCAAACAAAAGAAACAAAAAGCCTAATTATTTAATTTTCAGATAATTATGAAGAAGAACGATGTACGGGTTTCTGACAATCCAAAACTCATGAAAAAGGAACTTTCCGATGGAAACTATGCGCTTTTTCTTGATTATTACCTCGGAAGGGTTACTGTAGTGGATGAAATCACGGGCAGGGAGACGAGCAAAGTGAGGAGAAAAAGGGAGTTTCTGAAACTTACGCTATTGTCCCATCCACGCACACCGGCAGAAAGGACAGAGAACAAAAACACACTGGAACTGGCAGCAAAGATACGTGCACAGAAAGAAAAAGACTTCAAATCGGATAAATTCGGTTACGTCTTCATCAACGATCATGCAAATCTATGGGACTTCATGAATAGTTACCTTGCCAAATACGACAAAAAGGATATCAAGGTGATAAAAAGTGCCATCAACAAGTTCAAAGCGTTCATCGTGGATAATTATCCGAATCTGAAAGACGATATAAAAAGCGAACAGCTCAGTAAGGGCATCATGGAAGAATTCAGGGACCACTTGCTTGATACCTGCATGGGAAGCGGCTCGATAAGTGTATGGAGACGGTTCAAGAAGGTAATGAAAGCCGCAACCGAGGCAAAAATACTTAGGGCCAACCCTTGCGATGACGTGAAAATGTCAGTGGACGATGACGAGATAACCAAGGACATCCTTTCAGAGGACGAAATGGAAAAGATGATCACCACGAAGGTGGACGGTCAGAACAAGGAGATAAGACGGGCTTTCATATTCACGCTCTATACAGGTGTAAGGTTCTGTGACGTGAAGGAACTAAAATATTCCGATGTTGACTACTCCAACAAGTTATTGACATTCAATCAGTCAAAGACATCCGGACACAGCAAAAACAGTTGGGTGCATATTCCGTTGCGCGATGATCTGCTGGAACTCATCGGAAACTCGGAAGATGATGCAGACGGACTGATATTCAATCTCCCCACCCATGCAGCCTGCGTGAAGAGCCTCAAGAGGTGGGCATTACTTGCGGGCGTTCACAAACACGTTACATGGCACGTGGGGCGGCATTCTTTCGCCACGAACATCCTTGCGGACGGTGCTGATATCAAGACTGTAAGCAGTCTTCTAGGCCATAGCAGCGTAAGGATGACGGAGAAGTACACCCATGCTGTTGACAAACTCAAAAAGGAAGCAGTGAACAGCTTGCCAAAAATCAAATTCTGAAAGGAAACATTACCAACATTTAATTGATGAGGCTATGAACAAATATCCAAAGACTACCGAGTTAATGAATAGGCTCCAATATGCAGCAACCATTTTTGATTGTATGCCCACCTATGTTGACAGGATAGATGGGAAAAAGTGTAGAACTGCTAAAGAGCTTGAGGCAAACAGAATATTAAGCTGTATTAAACAGGCCTGGGATATAACAGGAAAAGACATTATCAGCCCAAGCGAGATAGGGCAAGAGTATCTGGATAATTGCCAAGACCTTGCAAATATGCCAACACAAATAGCCCTATTGGGTACAGAAGCCAATCGGTGTAATATCCCAGAAAACTATAAAGAGTTTTCTGATTTCACACATGAGAGTATTAAACGGCTTGACAACATAGATGGACTATCTAAAGACGTTAAAGACGATATAGGGATCTATTTGAACTTATGGGCAGGATATTGTGAATATTGGATATGTTGCATAAAGAACATAATAAGCCGGCTGCAAGAATATTTTGATAATTATCAGAAAGTTATTACAGAAAAGCAAACAATTGAGGATATTAATACTATTAATGGCAATATAAAGAGGAAAAGAGGCAGAGAAACCAAGCCATTTAGTTATTGCGTGTGTGGGGATGATAAAGAATCTACAGTTCAGTTACTTCACAATTTATTGAAAGATAAAAAGGGGAAAAATGTCGCTTTGGTCATAAAAGTAGCAATTAATTTAGGATTGATCACTAAGCCTACATTTACACAAGTACAAACAGAGTTTGGAGACGTGGGAAATGTAAGCGGCTACAACAAATATGTAAATGGTAATCTCTTTAACGATGATGAGATTAAAGGCATGAAAAATCAATTAACAAAGTAAATCGGTGTAATTAAATAGCATTTAATAGCATACAATAACACGCTATTAAATGCTATTTTTTTTGTTTTCCTATTGTGATTTTATTTTACATCTTTGCACTTGTAATCAATGGACAGTGAGTGTAAGCCTATCCAGAGATCGCGATGGCAAATAAGGGATATTCTTGCACATATCCCGAATAGCCCACACATCCAAAATTTTTATTTATGGCAGAGGATATTAAACAGGTTGCCGACCTTATAACGGCAAACATTATCAGTACCACGAAAGAGGTGTTAACAAGCACGGAAGCCGCACAATACATGGGTATCAGCAAGTCTTATCTCTATAAGTTGACAATGACTGGTGCAATACCTTGCTACAAGCCTACGGGTAAGATGGTATATTTCAATCGCCATGAACTTGAGGATTGGTTACAACGCAACCGGGTGTCATCAAATGACGAACTTGAAAGTAAGGCACAAGAATACTGCGCTAGATAGGAGGAACCATGAAGATAAATAAGTTGATTAAAAAACTTGCCGCCCTCCCCGTGGTAGACGAAGAAAGCGGCGAATATAATCTAATTGCGCTCTATCGGCGCAGAAAACTGTTGAAAAATGGAGCAGTTAAAAAATAATTCCGATGCAAATATACTTCAAGATAAGGACATTTGCAAAGTATTCGACTTCTTTCATTATAAAGTTGGTACATCTCTTGATTGCGCTAAGGAGACTGGTGTATTGCGAAATTCAGTAACGTGGTATATTCAAATGCTTGAGGACGAAGGTATCTTACAGGCTATATGCCGAAAAAGAGACAGCACGACTGGTTATCCCGCCAAGCATTACTCGGCTGATAAGCGATTATGGAAGAGTATTCCAAAGAAAGATTTGAATCTATTAAGAAAGGAGTGAAAATGGACAAGAAAAGTATATTGATATATTCTGACAAATCAGAGCAGGTAGATTTGCTGACAGACGAACAGGCAGGACGCCTTTTTAAATCTCTCTTGTCATACGCTCTCAATGGTACGCCATTGCAGACAGAAGACAAAATCATTAGGCTTGTCTATATCTCGATACGTAACGACATAGATCGGAACGCAGAGAAGTATGAGAAACGTTGTCAAGCAAATCGAAATAATGGCAGAAAGGGTGGTCGTCCAAAAAAAACCAATGGGTTATTTGAAAAACCCAACAAAACCGATGGGTTTCAAAAAAAACCCAACAAAACCCTAAAGGATAATGATAATGATAATGATAATGATATTATCTTTAAGGATAATAAGAAAGAAATACAAAAGAAAGATGAACTTTCTTTATCGCACTCATCCGAAAACGAAGAATATTCAAAATTCGTGGACTGGTACAAAGAGAACGCCCCTTATTGTTCCAAGCATATCAAGGTATGCACGGAAAAAGAATTCATGAAGTTGCTTTCATCTTATTCAAAGAAGCTGATTGCGGACACTATTCTTAATGTAGAGAACCGTACAGACTTGCGGAAGAAGTATTCAAGCCTTTACAGGACATTAATCAACTGGCTAAAAAAGGAAAATGATGGGAAATAATACATACTTAACTCAGTCTGTTGCCGATACAGAATGCGAGCGTTACGTTATAGGTACTATCCTGAATTATGGAAATTACATCCATGAAGCGATGGAGACACTCGATGGAGGTTCTTTTACAGATAACATTTATCGTGAATGTTGGCTTCTGATGGTATCGCTTGTAAATGATGGAACCGAAATCGACATCATGACGGTTACAGCCAAAGCAATGCAGACAGGCTCCAATATAACGGCGGCTGATGTGGCGGAAGTTTCAAATAATTATTTGGCATCGACATTTACCGCCAACATAAGCAGACTTAAAGAACTGGAATTAAGACGGAAACTGAAAACGGTCGGACTAGAAATTCAACAGCTTTCATCTAATGAGTTGACTCCAGTTGATGAGGCATTAACCAAAGCCCGTGAATTAATCGACAGTTCAATGAATGATGAGAAATCGAGCGTCGTTACATTATCGGACACACTCACACGGTTTGAGAAATCTTTGAACGACCGATTAAGCGGAAATAAGGTCACAGGAACACTCACTGGATTTTCACGGCTAGACGAGAGAGGCGGCTTCCATGGTGGAGACCTCATCATCATTGCAGGATGCACTTCGCAAGGCAAAACAGCACTTGCCACCACTATCACGATGAACGCGATACAAGCAGGTTGCAAGGTGGCTTACTACTCACTCGAAATGACAGGTGAACAGCTTACCTCTAGGATTGTATCGATGAAAAGCGGTGTATCAGCGTCTGTTATCACTTACGGTACACCATCACCATACGACATGGATAAGATAAAGACAGCATCGGAAAGCCTCAACAAAAGCAATCTGTTTTTTGATGACAGAAGCACATCGAATATAGATAACATCATCGGCAGCATCAGACGGATGAAGATGCGGTACGATATCGGGGGCGTTGTACTTGACTATCTACAGATTTTGAACGTGAACATGAAGGGAACGAGCAAGGAGCAGCAGATGGCAGATGTGGCAAGACGGTTGAAAAACCTTGCTAAAGAACTTCAAATATGGGTGATTGCTTTGTCGCAGCTGAACCGAGACAGGGATAATCCTGAACCTAGCATCGACAGACTAAGGGACAGCGGGCAGATAGCAGAGGCAGCCGATACCGTTATATTGGTTTACCGACCTGAATATTATGGCAAGAACTTTCCGAAGCCGTTCCATGATATGAGCACCCATAACACGGCACTCATAGACGTTTGCAAAGGAAGGAACACCGGCACCATGAAGTTTGTCTGTAGGTTCATTCCTGAGCTTACTTTGTTTCTTGACGGTGATGCGGGCGAAATAGAAAAAAATGAAAGTGACGAACCATTTTAGCCTATGGACACAGAAACAATATACGGACAAGTCATCAGCAAAGCCAACAACTATCAGGTAGGTAACAACAGGCATGGTGCTAGATACATCATAAAATCCCCCGAAATAAGGGCGTATGAGCGTTCCTTTTGCGAACAATGTAAGATTTATCGTGACAGGCTTATCGATGGGCGTTTCACCTTATTTTTGGCAGTATACGAGAGTTCTATCAGGTACGATTTGGATAACGCATTGAAAACAATTCTCGATTGTCTGCAAATGGTCAGAGCCATAAAGGATGACAACCTTTGCGCAAAGATAGTCGCAGAGAAGCATATCGACAAAGGGAATCCGAGGATAGTTTTTTCAATTCAAGAACACGAGCCGAAATTAATATAATAATAACTTTTAAATTGTAAAATATATGGAAAAATCAAGTAATTTAGTTGCATCGGCATTGGTAGCCGAGGACAAGAAGACCGTCTTCATCAACGGCAAAGGATACATCATTAAGTCTCCCACGATAAGACGATTGGCGGGAGCTATATCATGTCTCAGTAAGTTAAACTTCGAGAACGGAAAGACTTTCCATGAAGTGTTTTTGGCTAATGCGGATTGTGGGCAATACGCGAAGGCAATTTCATGGTTCATCGAGGGCGATGCCTCTCTTTCTGATGAATTGTCGGACGGGACTTTTGAAGAAATCATAGAAGCTTTGGAGACGGCATTAAGCCTCCTTTCACCCGATTTTTTTTGGCGTGCTGTCAGTTTGACGAAGAGTGTGTGCGGACTGGCAGCAAAGTCCAGATGATAGGCGGACGTACATTAATCGGGCAGATTGCTACATTCATCGACAGCCTGCATTTGAGTTACCATGAAGTAATGGACATGATACCATACAGGGTTTTGGTGATAATGAGCAAAGACAGGATGCACGAGGCTTACGGCGAAGTAGTACACCGCATATCGGGCAAGGAACTTGCACAACAAAGAAGAAATAAATAAAAAGGAGGTAATATGGCACAACTGTATTTCAAGGTACAATCCGATTACGACAAGGTAATCAGACTTCGTGAAGAGATAAAAAGACTGAAAGATGAATTGAATAACGTGGATACATCTAGTTCGATGAACGGATTCAACGCATTAAATTCTAAACTTCAGGCAACAACAAAAGAATATAATAACTTGACCGACACGGCTATCCGCAACGGTTCAGAGATTGAGCGTTCCGGTATTTCCCTCTCAAAGGTGTTAGGTCTGATTGGCGGTACGGCGGCAATTAAGGGTCTTATTTCTCAGATGATTAACGTCCGAGGAGAGTTCCAGGCGGCAGATACGGCTATAGAAACCCTGCTAGGAAACAAGCAGAAAGCGGACGAACTGATGTCAAAGGTAAGGGATTATGCCAAGATTTCCCCATTGGAGTTTTCTGACGTCACCCAAGCCACGCAGATGATGCTAGGATTCAACATAGCAGCCGAGAAAGTCCCAAGATTTATATCCGCACTGGGTGATGTCTCGATGGGCAATTCGCAGAAATTCAATTCCCTCACTTTGGCTTTCTCTCAGATGAGTGCATCGGGTAAGCTGATGGGTCAGGACCTCAATCAGATGATTAATGCGGGGTTCAATCCTCTGTCAATCATGGCAGAGAAGACCGGAGTTTCCATCTCCAAGTTAAAGGACGAAATGGGAAAGGGGAAAATTTCAGCGCAGATGGTTCAGCAGGCTTTCATAGATGCAACGAGTGCGGGAGGCAAATTCTACCAAATGAGCGAGAACGCTTCGAAAACCATACAGGGACAGATATCCATGTTCCATGATGCCGTTGATGCGGCGTTTAACGATTTGGGCAAAAAATCAGAAAGCGTCATAATTAATGGTGTTCAAGGGGTTACGGAACTTGTACAGAATTATGAAACGGTCGGCAAGGTTCTTATGGAGATAGCCGCAGTTTACGGAACCTATAAGGCTGCCGTGATAGCCGTTACCGCATTGCAGGCATTGCAGGCTACCGGCATAGGCGCAATGACAACCGTAGAGGCTATCCATTACGGTTGGTTGGTCGCCACAGAAAAGGCGCAGAAAGCACTCAATGCAGCCATGCTTACCAACCCTTATGTTCTGCTTGCAACGGCTGTAGCCGCATTGGGTGTGGCAATGTACAATGTTTATTCGTCTTTGGACAACACGGACGGAAAAGCGAAAGAGTTAAAGGCTACGATAGACGGATTAAAACAAGCAACTAATTCCAACAATCAGGAAATCAGCAAATATCTGCCTATAGCACAAGACGCAAAAAAATCTACCGAAGACCGTAAAAAGGCAATAGACAAATTAAAGTCGATATATCCTAGTTATTTCAAAAACCTTAGCATGGAGACCGCTAGCCATTATAATGTGGCAAATGCCATTGCTGCATCCAACGGTCAGTTAAGGAATAAACTTGTCCTGATGGCTAAAAATGCAAGAGCCGAATACAACGAAGCCAAAACGAATTACGATAAGAACCACCCAAAAGGCGGTCAGTTATCGGCATCATTCGGTGGCACGACAGGATATAGTCAAGGTTCTATGGAAGCGCAAGAGACATCAAATCTCAAGTCCTTGAAAAAGGCTGCCGATGAAGCGGATAAATCAGTAAAAGATTTTGATAAACAACTTCGCAAGAAGACCGTAACACCAGTTCAAAAGACATACGTTTCACCTTCAAAAAATAATGTTGGCGGTGGCAGTACAGGCACGGTAAAAGATAATGCCAATGTAATAACGGCTGCCAACGATAAGATAAACGAACTTGAGAAGAAGTCAGCAGAGGAGAGGATAAAGCAGAGCACAGAACTCGAAGACAAAGCATCTCAAGCGAAGATAGACGCAATGGCTGACGGATACCTGAAAGAGAAAGCGCAAAGAGAGCTGAATCACAGAAAGGAGCTTGAAGAATTCGACAAGCAGAAACAGGAAGACCTAAAAAAGAGAACTGACGATGCAAAGTCTGTTTTCGATGCACAGGAAAACAAAAAAGCCAAGGAAAATTCAAAGTACAAGAAGAAGACTTTCGATTCGTCATCGGTTAACTTTTCAGATGATGAAAATGGGGACTATTCATCCATCAGGTCGGATATTGTCAAGAAACAGAATAAAGAGGATGCAGAAGCGGAAAAGGCACATCTTGAAGAGCTATTGTCATCCCATCAGGACTATACACAGAAGAAAGAACTCATCGATGAGAAATACAACAAGTATTTCAAGGAACTTGCCGCAGAGAGGGAGGAAGCCGAGAAGGCGGGCGACACAAAGAAGGTTTCAGAAATTGACCGTTCAAAGATGCAGGCTCAGAGGGATTATGTCGCAGAGACGGCAAAGAACTCCCTTTCCGCACTCAAGGACGACCCAACCTATCTGAGTGCCTTCGAGGATTTGAAATCAGTTTCCGATGAAACGCTTAACTCCCTTATCAAGAAGTTTGAAGAGGCTAAGGATGCGCAGAAAGACTTGCAACCGACCGAACTGAAAGAGTACATGGACACCATCGAGAAGATGCGTGATGAACTCGACAACAGAAATCCGTTCAAGGCACTCAAGGATTCGACAGAAGAATACAAGCAGGCACTTACTGAACTTGAGCAGGCAAAAAAGGAAAATGATTTTGCCCAAGAAAACGGACAAGTGCAGGTAGGCTCCACAAAGACCCTCAAAAAGGACGATAAAGGCAATGTCTCCATAGTAGAGACACCTGTATACAACGATGCCGCACAGGCAGCGGAAAAGTATGCCAAGGCACTCGACAAAGTTCAGAAAGCGGGTAACAAGGTTGAGAAGAGCCAAAAGAAACTCACTGAGCAATTCAGCGAGATGTTCAGACAGATACAGGGCGTAGGAGATGCCATGGGCGGTGAGATGGGAAAGATGGTCAGTCTCATAGGCGACATCGGAAGTCTTGTCACGCAGACGATAGACGCAGTCCAGACAGTTGCGGTGGCAGGTGCTAACGCATTGTCTACCGTTGAAAAGGCATCTGTCATCCTTACCGTCATATCGGCGGCATTGCAGGTGTTCAACAAGATAAGCTCCGCTTTCGGTGCCAATTACGACAAGTACGAAGCCGCCAAAGACGAATACAAGAGTTACATGGATGTCCTTGACGATGTCATAGCCAAGCAGAAAGAACTTGTCGAGACACTGGATGCCAAGAATGCAGCCAACTCTTACGATTATGCACAGAGCCTCATCGACAAAAGTGAAAAAGCCGCAAGGACGTTGGGAAAGGAAAGGCTTAACGCAGGCGCAAGCGCAGGCTCCCATGCTATAGGAACACGCCAAAGAAAAGGCATGAACAACGAGGGATGGTCAGAACTTAACCAATGGGCAAGCGAAAGCGGGATTAATTCCGGTACGCTGTCATCCATAACAGGCGGACGAATGGAAGGACTTTTCGACCTTACATCCAAACAGCTTGAAGACCTCAAAGAGAAAGCCCCCACGTTCTGGGCGAAACTGGACGGAGATGTCAAGGAATATCTTCAGGACATCATCGACTGCAACGACAAGGAAGAGGAACTCAAGGACACGCTTAACGAAAGCCTCACGCAGGTTTCTTTCGATTCCGTATATGACGATTTCATGGATACCTTGGATGACATGGATGCCAGTTCAAGTGATTTTGCGAATAATTTCACGAAATACTTGCAGAACGCAATGATTAAGTCCATGATTGCAGACAAGTACAAAGAAAAGCTAAAGGAATGGTATCAGGCTTTCTCGGACGCAGAAAAGGACGGAAATGTATCAGGTGACGAATTGTCATCCCTCAAACAGCAGTATAATGACATTGTCAACAGCGCACTAAAGGAACGTAACGACCTTGCATCGTCAATGGGTTGGAGCAGTGACAGCAACGAAAGTCAGACGGCGACTTCCAACTCAATTCAGAGCATAACGGCAGACCAGGCAGACCAACTTGTGGGCAGGATTACAGCCATGCAGATAGCAGTGGAGGCAGGGAACGCAAGCAGGGACGTCCATACCTCGCAGATAACGCTTATCAATACCAATTTAGGCAGCATCGGTATGAATGTGGCTAATACCGTGGCAATCATAGACGATACCCGCAGTCTTATCGCGAATTCCCTCATAGAACTGCAAAGTATCGACTCTCATCAGAAAAAAATTGAGGAGACTGTATTAAAAATCTATGATGCAACGACAAGAATTGGCACTAATATCAATAATAAATTCTAACATAATTTTAAAATCAATTTTAAACAAATTAAATTATATGGATTTGATTATAAATGACAAGGACGCATATTCTGAATATGGCGTCAAGATGGGAGAAAATTTCCTTGATTCCCTTGGAGGTGCAGCGCCCCTGAAGGACTATATCACCAATTCCAACAGGCTGAAGAACGGTGTGAGCTATTGCAAGACGATTCCGAAACTGAACGAACGTGACATAACGCTCACGTTCAACATAGAAGGTTCCTCTCACTCGGATTTCATCACCAAGAAAAAGGCGTTCTATGCAGTCCTTTATGCGGGTGACGTAAACATAAAAGTCCCTGACAACAGCGATGAGGTATTTCATCTGAAATATACGGGCAGGGATGTCTCTTATGCGCAGAACATATTAAAAACATTCTGCAAGTTGACGGTGAAATTCAAGGAACCAGACCCAAGCAACAGGACATAATTGCCACATTCATAAATTCGCATATTCACGAAGACCGTTTATTTTCGTTCTAAGGCGTTTAATCGTGTTTTATTGGTATCTTACCGACATGATACGTTTGTCGTCCTAGGGCGAAAATAACGGAACTTAAAATCAAAGCAACAGATAAGACATGGGGAAAAAGGATTTGTTTTCAAAACAATTAAAGAGGGCTGAGGAAATAATCGACCTGAAAAAGGAAATATCACAATACGACGAAGAAATCAGAAAGAGAAATATACACATACTCGCAGACTGGTCTCATGTAAAAGATATCCTGCCATGGTTCGATGAGAGAAACGGGCAGAGGGACGTACCGATGCGAAAAGGCAGCGTCTATTACCGTGATGTTTTCCTGATGATAGTCCTGCTTCTCTATTTCCCTGAGAGGCTTTCGGGTTACGGTAAGATTCCATCCAAAACAAGGGATTATCTCGCAGACATACTTGGATGCAACCCTACAGGAATATCGAAGTCTATAAGCCGGATAATGTTTCTTGTTTCACACGACATCAGCGTGAAGAGGGATTTTGCATTCTTTGCGCAGTACATAGAAGAACGCATTCCGGATGAGTGGATTGACGGAGGTACTTTGAAGTTATAAACGAATAGCGGTCTACCGTTATATCATATCCTACCGCACAATATTCATGGGTTTCCATGCCATTCATACCCGATTAAAACAGTTCTTCTTAATCGGAAGATGCAACATTTTCGCTAGTGAGTAATTTTACGACTAATTAAAAGCCTCACCAATCCTTTTACCTACTACAGCTCCTTGCTGAAACTCGCAGTTTTTAATATCCACAACTGCACATCCCTTCAAATCAGAGACTCCATTATTTTTTGCATCATCAAGAAACTGCTTTGCCAAATTATCATAGTTAGTATCAGAAATTGCGTCAATGGCTACAACTAACATTCGGTTATCCTCAATTTCCGCTTTCTTGCAAGTAAACCCGGATATTGTGGAAACGTATTCCTCATCGCTCATGTGAGCAACTGGCACAACATCTGAACTTTCAGTTTTATCATATTTATTTCCACCGCAAGAGCATGATGCTAGTGCAAATACTGATATTAATAATAAAAATAATTTTTTCATGATTTTATTTTTTAAGTTCAACATTTATTTTGATAGGATTTCCGCAGTGAGGGCAAATTATAGTCGTACCACCTCCCTTAGGTTTATCAAATAGTTCCGAGATATCGCATCCGATAGCAGATGCGATGCGCTCTAATACTTCTACCGACGGATTTCCGTTAATGTGTTGAGATAGCCCTGTAGGGGTTATATTCATTTTTTGAGCGATTTCTCTCACTTCATAGCCTCTTTCTTTAATGGCTTTTTTAATATTCAAACTCATAGCTATAATTATTTTTTGCAAAGATACATTTAATTAAAGTAATAAAAGCTATCGCTTCGATTAAATATAGTTAAAATGAAGTATAAACTTTGTTTTATATTTGCATAATCAAAGTTATAGCTTTATATTTGCATACAGAAAACAATTAAATATTACGATTATGAAGACTACATTTAAAATCGGCGAAAGAGTTATCAACAGACACACTGGTGAGATACTAACAATTAGAAAAATAGTTAAAGCTAGTACAGAATGTTACTACTTTAATGAGTTAGATGGCTACTATTGGGATATAGATATAATGAAGATACATTGATAACTGCCATGGCGGGCTAGCAACCCGCCACATTAACAAATAAAATACAACAATCAAATACATACAATTATGAAAGAGTTTAAGAGCACAATGAAAGAGATGATGAACTTAGCATGGTCTATGGTTCGCAGATACGGTTATTCAATGTCTAAGGCAATGCACATCGCCTGGCTGAATATCAAGTTGAGAATCGCTTTGAAAAAGAACGTGGTAGAGTTCTACTTTCAGAAGGTAGACGGTTCTATGCGTCAGGCTTTCGGTACATTGAAAGATAACATGATACCGCAGACTCAGGGCACAAAGAAGACCGTTGACACTTGCCAGGTGTACTTCGATACAGAAAAGCAAGAGTGGCGGTGCTTCAAGAAGTGCAATTTGGTTAAGATAGCATAAGTTAAACAAGGCGGGCTGACAACCCGCCACAAATATAAAAATATGTACAAATCAGTTTATTCGCTCACGCATGACGAGTTCAACCCAGTCACAGAGCAGGACTATAAGGACGCAGTAACAGCGTCAGAGACCTTGAAAATAGGCAGTGAAGAACTAGAAGACGGCGAATCGGTCATCGTTGTATTTCTTGACAAGACGCAGCTATGCACGGTCACGAACAAAGGCAGGTCGCTGCATTACAGATACAACAGGCAGCCTGACAATGTAGAAGGCGGCAGATGGCAGAATGTAGAGGACATTGAAGACCTGGACGTATTCATTGACACGATTGAAAAGATTGATAATATCAATTAATTATGATTGGCAGTTTAAAGAAGTAAAATAATAAATAGCAACAATTAAAATCATAAAATCATGGATGAGAATAACAGCAAGAGTTTGAAAGAAATCTATTTTGAGCAGTTTATGGGCAAGATGGATGCAGTAAGCACAACAATACCGGATATGGTAAAAATCATTACAGGGACTCTCGACAATATCATGTCACTGACAGACGCTATGAAAGATTTCGCAGAAAAGCACAGCGACGTTGACGGTGCAGAAGAACTGAAAGACATCAGCGAGGTGTACGGACTTAACAGCAGCATAATGTTTAATGCTAAAGAAGTCATCGCTTTAATTCTTGACATAGACAGCGTTTACAAAGAATACGAAAAGTCACTTCAAGACTAACTATCAGATGATTGTTTTGCCCGTCACGGTACAATAATATACATGGCGGGCAATTATTCGTGTAAGATTAATAATGCCACAGATGCAATTATTTTCGTGTTTATCGGTATCACTAAACGATATAATTGCTATCTTTGTGATTAGAATATTAAAATAAAGACGTATGAAAGAAAAGAGCAAAATGAAGATTTTGAACCTGATAATAAAGCAGAAGTATTTCGACCTTATCATGCAGGGTCGCAAGGTTCAAGAGTTTCGTGAGGTAAGACCTACCACAATCAAGAAACTTTTGCAGTTGGACGAAGACGGTTACGAAATCGAGGACGAAAACGGCAATGCTGTGCCTATCAATTATGACGCTATCCAGTTCTTCGTAGGTTACAACAAAGACCGTGATACCGCATTAGTAGAGGTGAAATCCGCTTATTGCGAGATATTCACGGACGAAAGCGGTGAACCTATCACGTACGAGTACGGCAAGGACAAAGAAGGTAATCCGATGCAATGGATTGCAGAACAGGTAGTATTCAATCTAGGCAAGATATTAGAACACAGCTAATATTAATTTTTAAAGGTAAAAATATTATGTCAAGAAGAAATAAGTTCAATTACGATTCAGATAAATTCTATGAGGATATATCATCACTCGCCATGCAAGGATTCACCGATGCAGAGATTTCCCATGCGCTCAGAGATTTCGAGGGACTGCCACTCTCACCGGAAACCTTTTGCAGGATGAAGAACGGCAATTACATCGGATGGACTGAAAAGGAGAACAAAGAGAGGAGTGAACATATTTTACAAGTGCTCACACGCGCACGCAGGAAAATCACCGTCTTGGTAAGAGGAGCGTTTCTTAAATGTGCTTTGGGAGGAAAGAAAATAAAATCGAATTCCACACTCTATCATTCATTGTCATCCGGTGGCGTATGCTCCGAACCCGAAGAGATGCGAAGAACGGATTTTATCAGAGAGGAGGCTCCCAATATCCATGCACTCGAAACGTGGATGTATCACAACGATGAAGAATGGCGCAACACGGAAGAAAACAGGCAGGAAGAGCAGGATTCGGGAGTGGATGTTATAAAGGTTCTGCTATCAAAGCATTAACAGGATAATGGTTAAATATCTGAAAAGTTGCAAAATAGTTACTTTATTATTTGGTTTATAGTTGCGAAATCGTTACCTTTGCATTGATAAAAGTTCTTTGAAATCATGAAGTATTCTGAATTGAAAAGGATGTTGCGCAAGAAAGGGTGCATCTACGACCATGATGGTGGTAATCACGAGATATGGTTCTCACCGATGACGGGCAAGAAATTTCCCGTGGCAAGGCATGACAGTCAAGAGGTCGCACCACCGACACTGGCGCAAATCAAACGGCAGGCAGGGATTTAACCGTCCCTCCTGCTCTCTTTCAGATACTTCATGAGGATTGGAATTTTATGTTATAAAACATAAACCAAAAGGAAAGGAATCAGATATGAAAGTTACTGGCATTATCGAAAAGGGGAAAGACGGACGTTATTCAATCATCTGCGATGCGGAGATTGGAGATTTTTGCCTAGGAGGATTCGGTGACACCGTTGAGGCTGCAAAGAGCGATTTTGAATCTGTAATAAAGGAGGCCCAGGATGATTACACAAAGACACGTGGTGGACTCCCAAAACGTTATCAGACCGTCACTGTTGATTACAAGTACGATTTAGAAGCGTTCTTCGACTGTTTTGACTGGATAAATATCAGCAAGTTCGCCAAGGCTGCGGGAATCAACGAAAGCAAGATGCGCCAATACAAGGTCGGGAAAGCATTTGCAGGCGAGAAGACGAGGGAGAGAATTCAAATAGCTGTCAAGAGGATGGGAGCCGAACTTTCTTCCGCATCTTTGTGATTCCGTACTTTTATCAACGAGCCGTGGTGTTAGCAGCATCACGGTTTTTTGTTCATTCAATATCTGACTTATCTGACGCATTAAAAAATAGTGTGAATAATACAACTTACTTTTTATAGGCTCAATGTTTTGCATACATCAACTGTACCAAACATCGATTCGCCATTTACTTCAGCTACTCATACTTCTCCGAAATTTGGATTACTGAAAGATTTTTGAAATTATTCATGATTTTTTTCTTACGAAACAAAAATAATCCCTATATTTGTAATCGGAAAAGCTGATAATGGTTACAATGTTACACCTATGTTACACCTGTGCAATATTTAGCCAACGCAAACGCTTATAAACCAATTAGTTACATAAAAGGTTGCATTCCCGGTGGGAGTACAACAAACTTATAAATCTATCACGCCTATGATCGGAGCTATTATCGGAGACATTATCGGTTCTCGATTTGAATTTGGCAATCCCCCAGAACCTGGTTTCAAACTCTTCACTGAAGA